GCGTCTATGCGCTACCAATCTTGCGTATCCAATCTGAAACGCATGCAATCTTGCGTAGATGCAGGCTGCCTTGCTGTATCGCGTGCGATACGCAGGCAAAATCGCGGAGGGGGCGGGGGTCGGGTTCCCTCTCAGCTTCTCTCTCCCTCTCTATCTCATGCAGTGTCATGAGAACTACTTCGCGAAGGGCGAGGTGTCAGGCTGGCTACGTCCAATCTGGGCAGACGTCGGCGTGCATCTGAGCTGGCAGCAGCCAATGGCTAATGATCGGAGTCGTTTTGATACCCGGCTGTACAGCCTGCCCAGGATATCCACCGACAGTCCCTAAGATAGAGCTAGCAGGGGTGATACAGAAACAACCTTCTTCCCAAGCCACTAGCTAACGTAGGCGCGCTCTTGTCGGCTTCAAGCCGGACGGGCACAATGCCCCGTCCGAGCTTTGGGAGCGAGCGCCTGCTTTCTAGCATCGGTGGGGGAAGAGCGAAGCGAAGGGGACCCCCACCTCTTATCGCTATCGAAGCGCACCGTATGTCAGCTCTTACGCTCGCTGCCTGTATGCACGCTCTCGTCTTACGGTAGCGCGTTGCGCTCCAGGGGGCACTTGGCCCCTGGGCTCCACTGACCTAAGCGCATAGCCGAGAGCTTTCAGAGATATAGAAGCGTGCCACCACCCTCGTTGTCAATAGCTAATACCACTTTCGATAAGCTCCCGGGATCGCTGCTTTTGAGGCCCACTTCTCACGTCGTTTGTTTTCCCTACGCTACTCCTCGTTTGGGACACAAAGCTATTTGGATGCACAAGGCGCCGATGTGTTAGACTGACAGCAGTGATGGAGAGGAGCCGAGCGATGAAAAGAAAGGCCACCATAGACACCAGCGGGTACGTCCCCGACACACACCGCACTGACCGGCCCGAGCCTTCCGACCTCCGGGAGAGCGCCGATCGGGGAATCGAGAACGCCAGGCGGCAGGACGCCATCCGCAACCCGGAGATGGACCCTGACGTGGCCATCGACGATAGCCTCAAGCCCGTCGAGTGGATCCAAGCCAAGAGGCGCATCGTCAAGTCCCGCAACCTGCGGGTTACGACGAGGCCCAACCTGGGCGCCATGCTGTCGGACGCGTATGCCGTGGTAGCCGCTGAGATGCGCGCCATGCGCGACCACACCGCCGAAGGCGGCGAGCTGGATCGCGAGCAGGCTAAGAAGTTCAGCCTACTCGGCGATACATGTGTGCGCCTGATGAGAGAAGAACGGGAGCAGGCACTGCTCCACGATCCAGCCGAGATGGACGACACCCAGCTCCTCGAAGCAGTGGCCAAGGCAAAGAAGCTGCTAGGAGGCGATTCCGATGGCACCGACGAAACCTGAACCGCCCCCGAGCACCACCGCTCGTCACGAAGTGGAGAAGCTCATCTTCGAGGTGCGCAGGCTCAAGGCCAAGGTGGCAGCCTGCGAGGCTCTGCTGCGTGAGTACCAGACGCAGATGCAGAGGGTGGTGGGCGAGTACTACTCAAAGCGACCGAGGAAGCCATGACCGAGGACGTACAGCTGCGCAAGGCAGAGCCAGGCGACGTACCTTTCATCACCAACTCCTGGCTCAAGAGCTACCGAAGCAATGGCATCGCCAACCGCTTGGTCCCGAATGACATCTACTTCCAGATGCACCACAAGATCTTGGAGTCGATCTTGCCAAAAGGTCTCGCGGTGGTCCTTTGTAATCCAGAAGACAGAGACATGATCCTCGGGTGGGCACACGCTGAGACCTTCAGCGACGGCTTGGTACTTCACTACGCATACGTGAAGAACAGCCTCCGCCGCCATGGCCTCTTTACGCAGCTCATGGAGACCATCCTGGAGCACGAAAGGCCGCAAGCCGTGTTCTACACACATAAGACAGAAGCGTTCGACAAACTCAATCCGCGCCGCCACGGGTGGATATACAACCCGTACCGGCTGTACGAGTCATGGAGGAACGAGTGACAAAGAGAGCAGTCAAAGAGGTGGAGTTCGAGTTCTACGTCCCGGACCCGTCCGGGGCTCGCGTAAGCGCTAAGAGGTTCAAGTCAGGCGCGGGCCTGGATATCTACAAGGAAGGGGACAGCGTACATGTCGGGTGGCAATCAGAAACGCTCTCCGTCCCGTACCACCGGGTCGCGTGGCTCATCTTCTCAGGAGATGGACGATCGCAAAGCAAGGGAGGTGCTCCTCGAAGCCGCAAGAAGAGCGCAGCGCCGCGAGAACATGCAGTTTCAAAACCTGCTGTTCGACAAACAGCTGGCCTTCGTAAACGACCCAAGCAAGACGAAAGCAGCAGTGTGCAGCCGTCGAGCGGGCAAGTCGTACGCGATCACGGTGATGGCGCTTCAGACGGCCCTCAAGATGCCCAACGTCATGATTCCGATCATCACGCTGACGCGTCAGCAGGCCAAGAAGATCGTGTGGCCGGTTTTTATCGACCTCAACAAGAAGCACAACCTGGGACTGAAGTTCCTCAGAAACGAGCTGATCGTCGAGTGTCCAAATGCCAGTACGATATTCCTATGCGGAGCGAATGACGAAAGCGAGATCGAGCGCCTGCGTGGCCCCAAATACCCCTTAGTCATCATCGACGAAGCGCAGTCTTTCAGGCCGTACCTGTCTCGCATGATCGAAGACATCATCGAGCCAGCCATCTTGGACTACGACGGAACCATCTGCCTGACAGGGACACCGAATGCCACATGTACCGGATTCTTCCACGACGTCACACTTCCAGGGTCCAGTTGGAGTACGCATAGTTGGACTCTCCTTGAGAATCCTTTCATCCCGAACGCGGCAGATTGGCTTCAAAAGCGCCGCGCCAAGTACAAATGGGACGATCAGCACCCTACATATCTGCGCGAGTATCGCGGGGTCTGGGTCAAGGACACCGATGCCTTGGTCTACAAGCGATTTTCGACGGTGGATGGCTTCGATCCGTCCGACGATGACTGGGCTTTCGTCCTGGGAGTGGACCTCGGATACACCCATAGCTCTGCCTTCGTTGTATGCGGATACAACGAAGGGCTCAACAAACTAGTCGTCGTTGAGAGCTTCAAGAAAAGCGGCCTCATCCCCTCGGAAGTGGCCGAGATCATGCAGTCTCTCGAAGACGAGTACCAGTTCGACACCATCGTCGCCGACGTAGGAGGCATCGGAAAGGGCTACGTCGAGGAGGCCAAGGCCCGCTTCGGTATCAACATCAAGGAAGCCGAGAAGTCCAAGAAGCGCGCATACATCGAGCTGCTCAACGGGGATTTCCAGACGAACACCGTCGTCATCGACTCCACCACGAACCAGGATCTCATCGACGAGATGAATGTCCTGCAATGGGACGAGAAGAGGCTGCGCCCAGATGACACCCGATACGACGACCACCTCTGTGACGCCCTGCTGTACGCCTGGAGGTACTGCTATCAGTACCTCTACACACCCGAGGAGGCCACTGTCGAGTTCGGCACCCGGGAGTACTGGTCGCAAGTAGAGGATAAGATGGAGGAAGAGCAAGAGCAGCTTTTGGAGAAAGCCCACACCACCGCATGGTGGGAGCCCGAGGAGACAGCGGGAGAAGGCGAGGAGTGGTGGAATCGGGACGCGGAGAACCTGGGCTGATCAAGTCCAGCGAAGAACTTGTGCAATTAGTCGCTGCCCTAAAGCGCCTGGGCGTGACACAGTTTAGGGTAGGGGATATCATCGTTGAGATCTCATCCATGAACGTCACCGAGAAGGAGGCGGACGAGGATGACGAGTTCGCGATGTTCTATTCGAGCGGGTAAATGCAGACTGACAAGTTCACAGCACTTCAATGGTGGGCCGACGAAGATCCTCACGAGGACCTGATCGTCGCCTTTCGCGACCTGGAGACTGCGGACTCGACCCGGCGCGCAGACTACATGCGCTACATCCGCCTATATGGTAACCGGGACTTCTACGGATACACGCCATTCACCCATGATCGGGTATATGCAGCGGAGCGCTCTACCCTGAACGTGGTCAAGTCTGTGTGCGACACGGCGGTCTCTCGACTGTCCAGGTCGCAGCCTCGCCCCCGCTTCATCACCCACGGGGGAAACTGGTCGTTGAAGCGGCGGGCGAGGAACCTGGAGAAGTTCGTCAGCCACGCGTTCTACGCGGCTCGGTTCAACATGCTCGCGCCCAAGATCTTGATGGACGCTGCGGTCATGGGAACCGGCGTCATGAAGGTCTTCCGGCACGGCCAGGAGATTACGTTCGAGCGCGTGTTTCCGGGCGAGGTCTTCGTCAACCAGGCGGACGGCTTTTATGGAGAGCCCCGCACCTTCTACCAGCGCAAGTTCATCGACCGCGAAGTGCTGCTGGACATGTTTCCTCAGTACGCGAACCAGATCAAGAACGCAGACCGCACGACCAACGACATGGACTACGGGGTGGACAGCCTTGTCGATCAGATCGAAGTGGTCGAGGGCTGGCACCTGCCGAGCGGACCCGACACCAACGACGGTCGCCACTGCATCGTCATCACGAACGCCACCCTCTACGACGAGCCGTGGGAGAAGGGTTACTTCACGTTTGTCTTCGTCCGGTGGACGGACCGCTTGCTCGGATTCTGGGGAAGCGGGATCACCGAAGACATCATGGGCATCCAGCTTGAGATCAACCGGCTGATGATCCGCATCAACAAAGCCCTGCATCTGATGGCGGTGCCGCGCATCTATGTCGAGAACAACAGCAAGGTTCGTAAGTCTTTCTTCAATAACGATGTTGGCACGATTATCCCGTATACGGGAGCGCCGCCTCAGATCGCCGCGCCCCCTGTGCTACCCCGGGAGGTCTTTGACCACCTGGAGATGCTTTACGCGAGGGCGTTCGAGATCTCTGGCATCACGCAAATGGCGGCGACCGGGCGAAAGCCGAGCGGCTTGGACTCCGGGGTGGCGCTAAGGGAATACCAGGACATCGAGAGCCTTCGCTTTACGACCATCTCTCGACAGTATGAGCAGATGTACATCGAGGCGGCGAAGCAGGTCGTGGACCTCGGCAGGGATATCTATGCAGAAGACAACGAGTACAGCGTGGTGCTCTCGAAGGACAAGAACACCATCGA